TAAGGAACTCCCCAGCCATGTTCAGGGCTGGAAAGAAGATTCGAGGGTGTTTGGAAGTGGTGTGTGAAGTATGCAATCTCTACGGATACCGGGGTGAACTTGAGAAATCACTAACGGCAACAACGAAGCATTGGATGAAATTAGTTGAGGGCACAGACGGGAACTGGATGAAAGTTGTCAAATACAAACTTGCAGCCTATTTTGCGTCGCACACCAATCAGCTAGTCATGCCTATCGCTCCGTGGAGTGGGATAGAGGAAGGAACGGACAAAGCCCATCAGTTGTTTGGTGGAAGGGTCGGGAGATTTATGCAGTGCTATATACAAAAGGCAGAGTGGCCGTTACGTCTGGAATTTTTAGATTCGATATTAAAGTCGAAACGAGGAATGCCAAGAAGTGAAGGACATGAGCTTAAGAAAAAAGGCTGATGAATTGATAAAAGACCTAACCAAGGAGGTTATTGAGAGTGACAAGTTTCTGGAGCAACGCGCAAAGCACGCGGCAGAAGATGAACTGGTCAGAACAACAAGGGAGATCTTTGGTGGAGTGGTTTACACCTTGGAGGACCGCATCAGAGCATTCTTTCCCTCAACATCAGCCAACTATATCCGCGGCCGTAAGGACGCAGGAGCAATTGGCGAGATATTGGAAGGTGAAGATGTTGATGGGCGACCAATCATGGAGGGATTACGAAAGCCAGGGGGATACCTGAAGATCGGAGAGTCGTGGAGATTATACGCAGACATCGAAGAGAGATTCAAGGGATTACCATCAGAACTTATGAGTCAAATTAATGACTTTGTGGGAAGTGAGGTGATTGTCGACGAATACCAAGATATGGATGGGATGGATAAAGCATTTGCAAAACTTTGGTTCAGGATACTGAAGCGAGCCAATAAGGATCTCGACGAAGATAAAAATCTTGCCGAACCAGTGGCATTAGCTGAAGCACTGAAGATCAGAGTAATAACAAAGGGCAATCCGTACATCCAGACCGTACTGAAAAGTCTGCAAAGATTCATGCACAGAACTATGAAAAGGCATCCGATGTTCAGATTAATCGGAGAGCCAATCACTGGGGAGTATCTGTCAACGAGGATCGGGATGCTCAGAAATCCAGATGAATTTTATCTGTCAGGCGACTATGAAGGAGCAACGGACAACCTACATAGCTGGGCATCAAACACAGTGGTTGAAACCATATGTGATGAACTCAAACTAGGGAAGATTGAACGGAAACTTTTCATCGGAAACCTGACAGGAAACATCATGGTATCTAAAAGCGGGGATCTTAAAGGG